CCTCCTGCGCGTCGGCACGTTGCCTCGCCATCGGGTCGACTTGCTGCACCGTAACGTCCGCCTGGACGACGGCCACAGGTGGTGATTGCGTGGGGTCCATGGGCATCGTGGTCACCTGTAGTAGCGGGCGCGATCGGACTCGCTCAGCTTGTCCGCGTTGTCGCGGGCAGCGAACCAGTCATCGGTAAAGGGTTTGGGCGGTTCGGGAGGCGGTGGCGGCGGTGCCGCGGCTTCCGGCATCTGATCGATGCCACGCGCCAGCAGGCCGCACACGTCCACCATGTCGTCGGCGCGACCGTCCTGCCCGGTGAAGGCGCAGAGCTGGTTGATAAGCCGATCACCCCATTCGGTCCTTGGTATCCAGACCTGGCCGGCGGACGCCAGTATGGCGAAGCCGAGCGCGCGTGATGCCTTGCTGCCGGCGGACGGGATCGACACGCGTTGCACGTAGGTTTTCGCTTTCTGCATCGCCTTGACGATGCTGCCGTTCGTGGTGCGCAGGATCACGCCCGATTCCTCGAACGCCAGTAGCGGTTTGTTGCGACGGATCAGCGTCAGCCAGCCCTGAATCCACACGTCCGGGTCTTCACCCTCGCCCGTGTACCAGTCGGTGAACCATAGGTCGCCGTTGCAGTCGACGCCGGCGCAGCCGTGTTCCGTGTTGTCCGGCTTGCGCTCCGGGTGGTCAGGGTCTTGGCCGCCGGCGTAGTCGCTGGCGAGGAAGGTGTTTAGTGATGGATGCTTGCCCAGGTCGTAGCGGTTGAACCACTTCCGCTTGAACAGTAGGCCAGCGAGCGAGCGGCAATGGCCTTCCCAGACGTGGTTGTAGAGGTCGTCATTCACGGCCTTGAGCTTCAGCCGCTCATCGTTCATCGCCGCGTTGAACCACGGGTTGTCGCGCCAGTTGATCTCGATCACCAGGGCATCAGGGTCCGTGTTGATCACGAACCGCTCGTGCACGTAATCCGTTTCCTGATCGGGGTTGTACGTCGCCCAGATCTCCGAGCCGTCCGTGCGGAGAATCGTCGGGATCAAGATCGTCCAGCTGTGCGCGCTTACGCTGTGCGCCTCCTCGACCCACACGATATCGACGCCCTCGAACGACTTGATCGTGTCCGCGGTGTGGTCTTGCAGGCCGGAGAATTCGAACGTCGAGCCCGTCGAGCGGCAACGTATTTCCGTTTTGAGCAAATCGAAGTACGCGCCCAAGCCAAGCCGTTCGATGTAGTCCTTGACGACCTGCATCGACGACTTCGCGATGGACTTCTGAATCTCGCGCACGCACAAGATGCGCAAATTTCGCTGCATCGACAGCATGATCAGGATCTGCGCGACCGTGTGCGACTTCGCGCCACCACGACCGCCGTACAGGATCTTGAAGCGATGCGGCTGAAGGACTGGCACCAGTTTCGCCGGCATCTGCAGCTGCACTTGTGGCGCCAGGTTGGTCGATACGGCGCTCACTCGTCCGCCTTGACGGCAACAGGCTGGATGATGAACTGCGGCGCCGGCAGCGGATTGTCGGGGTCGTTCGAGTGCTGCACCTTGTCGCCGTAGCGGCGCGGGTCCCACTTTGCCAGCAGCTTGAGACGCGTCTCGATCTGCAGCTTCCGGTGGCCGAGCATGTCCTCGTTGCGGCGCTCGGTCACCACCATCTTGCTGCCGCCATCCTTGTCCGTGACCAGCTCCAGCTTCTCGATCACGCCAAGCTGAGGGGTGTCCGCGATGTTTACGCACTGCGCCGCAATCGCGTCATACCCAAGCTCGCGCGCCTCGTCGAACTGCGCCGCGATGCTCTCATCCTGCGCACGCCAATCGTTCACCGTGCGCACCTTGAGCCCAAGGTCACGCAGGATGACCGTGTGCGGCTCGCCGGTGGCCAAGCGGGCACAGATGATCGGCACCAGTGCATCGCGGTCGTGTTTGCGCGGCGCTCCCACGCTCAGTCCTCCGCAGAGGGCGCTGGCTCCGCATCCGCCAGCCGGCGCTGCCCCGCATCGGTCAACGCATAGCGGTCGCCACTCTCCCCGTCGCCGCGCTGCAGGTAGCCGAGGCTCTCGCACCCTTCCAGCAGTGCCGCACCGCCGGGTGCGTTGTCACGCCGAAACTCGTCGCGCTGCACGCTCAACTCGCCCGCGACATAGCGCAGGCCATCGGTGATGCGGTCGGATTCGCGGATACCCATGCACGCGACAGTGCAGGAACCGCCCAAGGCGTCAACGGCTGGGCAGCATCTCGCGCAGGTCGTCGATCAACTGAGCCAAGTCAGGCATGCCGCCATAGCAGCCGACCCATTCGGCCGTGTGCTGCACGGCCCAGGTGTGCGCGGCTACATGCTCCTCGCTCAGCACGTAGACCTGGCCGGCGCGCACAAACACGTAGCAGCAGCAGCCACGGGATCGCGCCATGCTGGCTACGCGGGACTGGACGCGCTGCGCTACCAGCTCGATGGATGACGCTGCGAGCTGCGCGATCGGGCGAGGCTGTCGGCGCTGGTGGAACGGCACGCCGGAAGTCTTGCCATGTCGGCTCGCGTTACGACCGGCCAGCTCAATCATCGAGGCCGCCACTGAGCCGACGGATGATGCTGAAGGCTGTGGCTGCGCCCTTCCCGAAGGACTCGCGCTCCAACTCGCGTATCGCGCGCTGTTGCCCAGGCAGGAAGGCTGCGCGCAGCATAAGCGCAAGCTCGTCGTCGTCGGCGACCAATAGCCACGTCTGCGCATACCCCAACCGGAACTTCACGCCACGAAGTCGAACGACCCAGCGCTCCAACTGCGGCATGGCATCAGGGGCGAAGGTGGTAGGCGCGTGCGACTCAATCCCGAACGCGATGTTTCCGCTCTCGTTGAGCTGCTGGACTGCCCAGGGCGCCAGCCAAATGACTGTGATTGGTTCGAGATCCCGCGTGTAAACGGTGGCTTGCGTCACAGCGCGGGCGGTAATGTCTGTCATGGCTCGTCATCCTCCACTTCGCGCTGCTTGCAGTAATGCAGCTGCTCCGGATACCGCGACACCTTGCGCAGCTCGCAGAAGCCCAGGCCGGCCGCCGGATTGATCTCGTCGCGGCGGAAGTGGCGGCAGCCCGCGCACGCCGTCGCGAACGAATGCGGCTGGATGACTGGTGCGAAGCTGCCTGGAAGCATGGTCAGAGCGTCAGCCGTTCGCGCGCATCGGCGATCTGATGACGAATGGCACGGACACCGTCCGCCATCTGCTGGATCGTCTCAGCCAGCTCAGATGCCATCGCTGGCCGAGTGGCTCGCTGATTGGTTTCGGGGGACTCGCCGCGAAGAACGGAACCAATCGCGCCAATCATCTCGTCTGCGCTGTATCGGCATTCGCCGATCTGTTGCTGCAGGTCAGTGATCGCCTGCAATACCGGCGAGGCCGACGACACGTTGCTGGCGCATACAGCGTTTTCCGCCAGGTTTCCGGCGAACTGGTTGCTGGCCAAGCCAGCTGTTGCGTAGGTATTTCCCATCATCGTCTCCAGTGATGCCGGCGCTGCCGGCGGGGTTGTGTGATTGATCCAGTGCGGGCATAGCGCGGCGGAAGTAGCGGCACGTGGCGCAGGTGATGGTGTCGGTCATGGCTGCCTTCTCCTTTTCCCGCATCGGCGACACCGATCACCTCGATATGCCCAGTAAGCGCGGCAAGGGACTCCCCAGATATGCACGACCACGCCACCAGTGATCCGCTTAGTCACAGGCTTCCACCGATGCACGCCGATGCGGCATAGCCAGCTCATGCCGTGGCCACCCAGTGATGCGCGACGAACTCGCCCTTCTCGCGCCGCACGATCTTCCGCACCAAGCCGCGCCGCTGCATCGCCTTGAGCGCCGACTCGCAGCCGGTGAACGTCGAGCCGATGCGATCGGCCAGCGTGTAGGCGTCGATGGGCTCGGCCAGGTGCGGCAGGAGCTTCGGGGCGATGGTCTCGCGGGGCTTGCGGGTGGTCATAGCAGCTGCGCCTGCTTGGCCAGCTCAGCACTGACTCGAGCGCAGGAGAACTCGATCGGCCGGATTGGATTGTCGATGGGCACGGACAGCACCTTTCGCTGCGATATCGCCTCGCACAGGATGGCGACCGCATGTTCCGGCGCGCCCGCGTGTGTAAACCACCACGGACCCTCGCACTTTGTGCTGGCAACCCAAACCATCAGAACAACCCTGGCGCGATCGCTTCGCGCTGCAACTTTATCGCGGTAGCAGCAACACCCAGCGCAGCCCACGCATGCGATCGGACGCCGTAGGTCGGACCAGGTGCTTTCTTGACTCCCTGCGGCCCAATCAGGTCGATCAATGCCTGCCGAATATGCGGGTCCTTGGCTTGCGACGTGCCGCACAGGTGCGTCTTGACGTCCTTGCGATAGACCAACTGCGCGAGCGCGGAATAGCGGTAGGCCTGCACGAAACGGCCGATCCAGACGCAGGTCTCGAACACCTCGCGGCCAACGGGCATGCCGTAGCTGGCGATCATCTCGATGGCGAGTGCTTCGTCCCATGCGGCAATGACGGGGAGTAGGTCATGGTTCTTGTTGATACCGGAGTCGATCACGCGGCGACCACGCAGGACCACCCAACCCGATTCGAGCGTGCCTGGGTCGATGGCGAGAATTGAGGGTGTGTTAATTTTCTCCGCCGCGGATGTAGGCGGCAGCACCAGGCGGATCGGCTCGGGGAAAACGCGCGCGGGCGCGATGCTGGCGGCTTTCGCGTTGACGGCCGCTACCACAAGGCCGAGTGGGATTGGGACAGTTACCGTCATGCCACCCTCCTCGCCTGTCGCGCATGCACCACCAGGTCACCCGCAATAGTCCCCGCACCGCAGCGCCGCGTGTACGTGCCGACGATCCATTCCGGATGCTGCGACGTCACAGCGTCAGCGCGCAGCCCTGACGGATCGATGGCGTACACGTCGCCGTCAGCAGCGATGACCATCAGTGGTGATTCTTCGAACATCAACCTCATTGCGGCGCGGCCGGCTCGTGCGCTGCCGTGGCCGGTGGATGAGATCTTGCCGATGGGGGTGTTTTCGTTTCGCTGGTGGCTCATGACTCGGCCTTTTGGGTCTGACTTAACGGGTTCATGCGCTGGCCTGCTCCGTATCGATGACCGAGAAGGCAACCATCGGTCGGGGGCGCTGATCGGCACCGGAAAGGAATTGCGTGCTGGCCGGGTCGAACCAGAGCCGAACGCTGGGCTCGGCACCGGTGGCGTTCTGCTTCAGCACCATCAGCATCGTGTCGGCCCCGCATTCGCCGCCAGGCTGGTACTTCTCGGCGAGCGGCGCGGCACCGGGTTGCGCGGCACGCGTCACCGCTCGCTCGCGGGCCTTGTTGCGCCAGATTTCGAAGACGGTCGCGGCCATGTTCGTGATGCCGCCGGAACCCTTGACGCCCATCTTGCCGCTCGGTGCATCCTCGCTCTCGGACTTGCGCATATGCGTGACCAGGGCGATGTGGCAGTCATTCACGCGGGCGAAGTCGGCGAGCGCCTCGACGAAGCGCTTCTCACCGGAATAGTCGTCATCGTCGAAGCCGCACTTGCTGAGGTTGTCCACCACGAACAGCTCGATCCGGTAGCGCTTGCGAGCGTAGGCGAACACTTCGAGGATGCGTGCCGCCTTGGCGGCTCCG